CATTAGTCGATACGAGCAAGCTCCTCAAGAAGTGTATGGACGAAGCCCGGCAATGGATGTCCTGCCAGCTATCAAAACACTTAATAAACAAAAAGAGCTTGTACTTAAACAAGGCCAGCTTGCTCTCGACCCAGTTATTTTGGTTCACGATGACGGCATTATGGATGGCGCTAGTCTTGAGTCTGGCAGCTTTATTAGCGGCGCTGTCTCAGCTAACGGTCAGCCACTTGCTCAACCACTACCTGTAGGCCGCGTCGACATCGGGAAAGACCTGATGGACGACGAACGTGCGCTTATTAACGACACGTTCTTAATCACTTTGTTTCAGATTCTCACCGAAACCCCTCAAATGACTGCCACAGAGGTAGTGCAGCGCACAGCCGAGAAGGGCATTTTACTTGCGCCCACAATCGGCCGGCAGCAATCGGAATACCTTGGACCGATGATTGACCGGGAGTTGGACATTTTGTCTCGGCAGGGGCTTCTGCCGCCGATGCCGCCGTTCTTGCGCGAGGCGCAAGGCGAATACTCGGTGACTTATGACTCGCCGATTTCCCGCACTCAGAAAGCTGAATGGGCATCTGGCGCGATGCGCTCTATTGAAATGGCGAGCAACATCGCCGCGCAAATGCAAGACCCGTCGTACTTGTTTTATTTTAATTGGGATGAAATCATTCCGGCCGTGTCTGAAATTCAAGGCACACCGAGTACATGGTTGAACTCTCTCGAAACTGTGCAACAAATGAGAGAAGAACAAGCGGCGGCACGCCAGCAACAACAACAAGTTGAGGCCGCGCCAGCGGCAGCGGGAATGTTAAAGGCCCTTAAGTGATAGTTGATGCACTAAGTAAAGTCCGGCAAATGATTAGAGGGCGTAAATTCGCCTATCAAATGGTCTTTGCCGAAGACAATCAGTTTACGAAAGTCGTTCTTAAAGACCTTGCGCGATTTTGTCGCGCCCATGATTCGACGTTTGACAAGGACCCGAGGCGCCATGCAGCTTTAGAGGGTCGGCGCGAGGTTTTTTTGAGAATACAAGAATACCTAAATTTAACTGAGTCACAAATTTACGACCTGCACAGAGTAAAAGAAATCACAACCGAGGTTAAAAAATAATGGAACCACAGGCTGACGTTATCGTGCGCAGAATGCACCGAAACCAGAACGGCGATTGGAAAAAAGTCGAGAAACAGGTCAAGGAAATCCTCACCTATGCCGACGTTGTGCAGAGTCTCGCCGAGGATTTAGTCAAAGCCGACGCTAAACTTAAGCTCTTACTTTTAGAGGCGTACAAAGATGCGCCGATCACAGACTGTCTGTTCTACGACTCGCCCATTTCCCCCGACAAACAGACGTATAACCTTCGGGCGTATTTGCGAAAGCTCAGTTGGCCTGGAATCCGTGACATTGTGACCGAGCCGATTGCGATTCCGGCCTTTGCCGACACAATCAAAGACGGGTGTCGATGGCTTTTGAAATTTAAAAAGGATAATGCTTAAGCTTTTTAAAACAATATGGGGGAAATATGAGCGAATCAGCACAGGCTGGCGGCGCCGCCAATACAGGCGCACAAGGACAAGCGCAAGGCACCGCAAACACACAGACCACGACCGGCCAAGCGTCCACACAGACGGGTACTACTGGCGGGACAGACTGGACGGCGAGCTTAAACGAAGACCTTCGCGGGTACGTGGCGACGAAGGGGTTTAAGGACCCGGCCGCTGCCATCGAAAGCTACAGAAACTTTGAACGCCTTCACGGTGTCCCCGCCGACAGGCTTTTGAAGCTGCCGGAAAACCTGGACTCCCCGGAAGGTCGCGCCATTTGGGAAAAACTCGGGCGCCCGAAAGACGCCAAAGACTACTCGATCAATATTCCAGACAGCTTAGGTGATAAAGAACTCGCCGATTGGATTCGCACTGTTGCAGACAGTGGAAACTACACACAAAAGCAAGTCGACACTCTCGTTAAGGGGTTTAACGACCGCACCGAGGGGATGATTAAGGCCGCGACTGACAAAGCTCAAGCTGAGTTTCAAGTGCAAGAGGCAAACTTAAAACGCGATTGGGGCCAGGCGTTTGACCAGAACGTGAACCTTGCGAAACAGGCGTGCAACAATCTCGGGATCACAAAGGACCACGTTGATGCCTTAGAGGATTCGCTTGGTTACGAAGGGACGATGAAACTTCTCCAGAAACTCGGCGGCGCGACGGGCGAGGCGCCGTTTGTGTCCGGGCAATCGGCTGGCGGCGGGGTCATGGCGGCAGACCAGGCCAAAGCCCGGATCAATGAACTCATGCGCGATCCGGCTTTTGGTCGTAGATATGCGTCGGGCGATGCCGATGCTCGCCGGCAAATGGAAAACCTGCATAAAATGGCGCATCCTGGCATGACTTCGCTTTAGACCAGTAGAGGTCTAGAAGGTCTTGATTTTTAAAAACTGAGGGGGTTTCATATGGAAAGGGACGAATTGCGCCTAGAGTGTTTGAAGCTCGCGGCTAGTCGCACGCCGGATTTTAACGAAGGCGTGCAAAGAGCCGAGAGATACTTCGAGTTTATTATGGACGGCACAAAGGGCACAGTCGAAAAATCCTCGATAACGCCGACCCAAGGCGCCGAGGTGACCACGGGAAAGGACCGTAACCGGCCCGGTAAAGGGTAAGTAAAGGCCCCAAGAGTAGCCTCGCGGCGAAGGATAAGCCTCTACGAGAAGTTTAACTTTTAACTTTTCTTGGAGGTTTCTAGCGATGGCTAGCCAACTTTCTACGCACTACATCCAACAGTTTGCTACCAATGTGAAATTGCTGTTGCAGCAAGAAGGCTCACGCCTTCGTGAAGCTGTGATGACGGGCTCGCATTCTGGCGAACAAGCAAGCCCCGTTGACCAGTACGGCGCCGTGAGCGCAAACCTTGTCAGCGGCCGTTACAATCCGATGCCGAACACCGAGGCGCCTACCGACCGCCGCTGGGTTCTTCCCTCGGACTATGACCTTAACCAGTTGATCGACTCGTTCGAGAAACTGCGTCTCTTGTCAGACCCGCAAAGCGTGTATACACAGAACGCAGTCAACGCTCTTGGCCGCGCAATCGACAGTGAGATTCTGTCCAAAATCTTTGGCACGAACCAGACCGGGAAATCCGGCGGCACCGCCACTTCTTTTGGAACGGGACAAACTGTCGGCGTCAACCAAGGTGCAGCTTCGGCCACTAACCTGACCGTTGCGAAACTGCGTGAAGCGAAACGAATCCTGATGGCAAACAACGTCGATATGCGTAAAGAGCAAATTTATGCAGTCATCAACGCCGCTGCCCATGATTCTTTGCTCGCCGAAGCGCAAGTCATCAGCACTGACTACAACGACCGCCCGGTTCTCGTAAACGGAATGGTCGACCAGTTCCTCGGGATCAAGCTCATTCACACCGAGCTTTTGACCACGGGCACTGATGACCAGGCCGGCACGTCGACTCAGATTCCGGTTTTCGCCAAGTCTGGCGTTTATCTCGGAATTTGGGATGACATCAAAACGGATGTCTCGGAACGTAAAGACTTGCAAGGGATTCCGACGCAGGTCTATGTTAAAGCCACTTTCGGCGCAACACGACTTGAGGAGAAAAAAGTCGTGAAAATCTGGGCACGGTAAGGGGGGATAATTAATGGCATCAAGTTTTGTTAAATCTAAAATGATCGCAAACCGGGACAATAGCGGTGGACCGCTGTTGACCGATGCGATTGTTGCACGCGGTACTCTGCAAGAGGCGTGGGGATGTGAAAACCTTCCCGCAAGTTCCGACAACGGGTCGTTTGTAAAGTGTTTTTCAATCCCGTCGAGTGCGCGGCTTTCTTCGCTGCACGCTTCACTCGCGGCTGCGATCAACACCACAAGCATCGACATTGGGGCGTGGTTTCCGACCTCGGTCCAAAAGATGAACGGCGACGTGATTCAGTCGGCGGTTATCGCGGCTCGACTCATTTCGTCCTCGGCGTTTGCGACGGCTATCACCGTCCCCGACGTTCTGGGCATAGTGGAAAGCGACGCGATGGGAACGCTTGCTGGACACACAATCCCGCAACGGAACAT